TAATCAATAATATTACTATCATCCATTGGGTTTCCACCGTTGCGATATATAGTCAACGCCGTAAGCGCTTTGTTATATAAGCAATTAAGGAGTAATGTCAACCACGTGCCAGAAGGTAAACCGTGCGTAGTTCTGTATACAGCATCATTCACCAACACAGTACTATTTATTATAGTTGACATAATAGCATGCAAAACCTTACGGTTGCATCCCCTATAACGATCGGCAAACACTTGAGCTATAATCTTCATAACTCTAGCATTGAGTGTTCCATCCCACTTTTTAAAATCGGCATCACACAATACTTTAGCCTTCTTAAGCTTCCTCGCAAGGATATCAAAATCTTTATAGGGGTTAAAGCCGACGCAGATTCCCGTGTTGTGTATATTATCCTTGTAGTACTTAATGAGGTTACCGAATAACTTCTTGGTCCACATAATATGTACTAAAGGTATAACCCTAAAAGTGCGAGGGGTGTCCCTTTTCTCTGATGCTCTAAGCTCATCTTTAAACGTTTCCACGCATAACGTGTCTAACATTATGTCCTCTTCGCTGTCTGACTTGTCTTTAAAAGCATTTAGCCTACTCATTAACTCAGGAAGAATAACCCTATTCTGATAATCTATATAATCCAATTTTGATGATTTCATACCATAACCGTTAGACGACTTTTTGTTTAAAGGAGGTATCTCTTCATCACCAAAAGCTACCTGATCCCAGGAAATTTCTTGGAATTCTGGTATTATTTCCATCATATACTTATACAACATGTCATGCTCGGAATCACTTATAACACCTTGATGACTAAAAGTCTTCATAGCCAGCTCCTTTAGCTTCGCAATCGGTCTATCTATTATAGGAGGACCCTTAATGTCCACTCTTAACTCTTCAACAATCCGCGCCATGTCTTCACAATAATCTATATGTAACGGTGAAGGAACAAGGTTAGTCTTGGCCACAGGATACTTCTTATCTACCTGACCTTCGTCATATCTTAATCTAGCTCCAGAGAACCCTGGAATGATCTTATTATCTAACGCCAAGTTACACTCGTTTCCCCGTAACATTAAGCTTGATATTTCCTCTTTTATATAGTAAGGAGGCACTACAGTAAAACCTTCTGTGCCATTACCAGCGACGTGCATAGACAATATATTACCCTGCACATCAGTTAATACCATACCACAAAAGCCATTTGAAGACAAAGGGGTCAAATAACCAGATTGCCTATTATGGGTGACTGGACCATTCTTGGAGTACGATATTGCGAATTCATTCTCTCTTACGTTAAAACCTCGAACGAGTTTACATATCTCACCCGGAAAGATAGCGTACACAGTAGGATCATGGGTAGTAGATTCTGTAAATAACGTCCTGCACTTCTTATAAAGTAACGGAAAATCGACAAAAGTATAAACAGCTAAATCAACAGTATTGAAAGATTTCACCAACTTGATCTGAACTTGCTCCGCTTCCTTATGCTTGTGATCATAATGATCCCACGAACTATAAACATCCACAAAAGCACCATCCCAAGCGTAATGATTAGGAATCAATAGATTGTTTCCACTGACAACGCAATGTCCTATTGAACCCGTTCCACTATTGACAACCAATTTTACGTATTTTTGTACATTAAGTACGTTCTCAGGAACTGATCTAGTGAGCTCCCTATGTTTCTCTTCTACTTCTGCTTTAAATTTAGAAACTATATTCCTCCACTTATCTGTGGTTTCAGCTCCAACATTAACATGGGTATCAGATAACAGCGTATAAATAAAATAATGTCCTAGTGTTACAATACCAGCTGCCGCCACTGCTATACAGATAGCTTTGGAGGAATCCTCCATAGCAGAAATATTATTAAACACTTTCATGACTTCTTGCCAAGCCCTGCTAACCAAATCGTTAACACCTCCTACAATATACTCCATCCATCCGGCAGTGTAAATAGGACCATTCACCACATCAGACGGAAAGTCATCCCTCCAAATTTCATCCCTAGCATTATCCATAATGTCTACGCGTATCGTAGTCTCACGTGGATAATCCTGAGCGTCAAAAAAGGCGGTGTGGTCAACGACACTATCTTTAACTCTAATTGAAGCTGTTGAGATGATATCGTCTATATCTTCATCACTCATTTCACACACGGTATCATTAATAGTTCTTAAATGTTCCAAGGTCTTAATAGTATTAAAAACCCATTTAACTGCATTACGCTGTGTTACATTATCTAAACTAACAGGCATATCACAATCAGCATTCTCATACAAAAATTTGTTTTCCCAAGAATGGGAATTTACTGAATATTTATAATACTTAAGACTCTGCGTAAAGTGATTTCCTACACCACGTCGTACATCAACTACGTGACAACGTCTAAATAATGCCTCTGGGGTAGAAATACAATCATTAGCAGTAAACGCATGCAAACTGCGCAAAGCATTGGTAGTAACTAACAATATTTTTGAATTAAAAAATTTAGTATTCTTCAACTCCTGTGCGGCGCAATCCAATGGTGTTTTCACTGGGGATACAAAATTAATAATAGTACGCCACTGAGACACTCCTTGT